TCATTTAGTGTCGCCATGTGTAATTCCTATGCGAGTAAACCGCCCGACACAATCGGGGCTACGTTTGGAGTGCGTGCTTTTCCGGCGTTAATCAGACGCAGGAGTTCTTCATAACTTGTTACGCCAGGCGCTTGTTGTTGCGTTAAGTTTGGCATTTGCGTCTGCTGTGGAATTTGTGGTTGACCGAATACGTTTTGACCTAACCTAGCCACATTCATTGCGTCTTTAAGGGTAAATGTGGTGCTTTGCGCTACACCGCTTGGAAAGATGTTCATGCCCGTTGCAGACTGCGCTAGGTTTTGGGAAATAACCCCAGGCGTAAATCCTTGTGCGGCAAGCTGTGCGGCATCGGCGGCAATAAAAGACTCTACACCAGCGCCTTGCAAGACTTGGGCAATTTGTGCCTCAGACAATCCTTGGGCGGCTAGTTGTGCAGCATCCTGTCCTACAAACGCGGCATCTGCGCCCAGAGTCCCAGTAGCCGTACCGCCTTGTGATAGGAGAGAACCGCCGTAACCTAATGCCGCACCTGCTAGTGCGCCTTTAATTGGGTTTTGTCCTGCTAAAGCAGCACCGCCCGCACCAAGCAGACTTCCACCAAGTGCAGTCGCTCCAGCACCAGCCAACGCCCCGCCGGTCAATGCGCCACCAATGCTAGTAGCAAAACCAAGCGGGTTAAAGGCAGCAACCGCTGAACCCCAACCGCCGGGGATGTTCTCGCTTACAAAGTCGTCTAACTCAGAACCAACGTCTTTAACGCCTTCCCAAGCATCGCTAACAACACCGCCAACAAAATCAGCGGCATCGCCTAGGGCATCACCAACATCCTCGACAAGACTTTCAACGCCACCCTCTAATGTCATTCCAAAGCGCCCGTTGCGTGGCTGGAACGCCCGCATAGGCAACATAGAAAAATGGTCGTGTCTCATATTAACGCCATCCAGTTGTAGTTTGCGCGGTCTGAAGCCTGTACCTCAACACCTAACCGGCGAAGCAAGTCAATGATTTGTGTGTTATCTGCCCTGCCGTAAACAGCGCGCAAGTCAGAATTTCTAATCTGCTGTACGAAATACACCAACGAACGAGCAAGCGTTACTGGCTCGTCTTGTGTAAACAGGTGCAATTCCACATCGTTTGCGTCTAGTTTTCTCAAAAACAACACGCTGTTGTTCTTCCTAAACATGATTCCGTCTTTGAGTTTTACTAGGGCCGCCATCGTTCTAATGGCTTTTGCACCATCTGCGCCACGCTGTTCTGCGTCGGCTTGGATGATTTCCTGCGTTGTCATCATAGGAAGTATCCCAAGAGTCCACCAAGACCCGCACCACCAATTGCATAATTTCCTGGGGCGTTAAGCGGCGTTCCACCCAAAAAGCTACCGCCCAAGTACCCAAGAGAAGCGCCACCAACGGCTTGTCCAAGCCTGTTGCTAGAAGCTACCTGTTGTTGCTGTGGATAAATAGCAGATGCCATCGGTGTTCCGTAAATGCTTGACAGGTACGACTGAAGTTGCGAGTAGGGGAGTTGCTGTTGGTATTGAAACCGCTGAATCTGCTCTTGTAGGGGTTGGGCGGAAATGGCTTCTTGCGCTGCACCAACTTGCGCCAAGGTCTGCGATGGCAGAAGGCTTGCTTGGAAGAACCCTGGTGCGGACTGTGCTAATTGTGCCTGTGCCAACTGCGCTTGCAATTGGTTCTGGCGCTCTCTTGCATAGTCCTGTGCCACGATTCCCGTGGTCACATCGCCCAATGCCCTGCCATACGCCTCAGAAGCCCCGCCAAGGGCACGCTCCATTGCGCCTGACCCGTAGCGTCCAGCGCGGGAATAAAGGCTTGCAACGCCCGGCAATACCTGCTCTCCGAACTGCTGTGTTAGGGGGCGTGTAGCCGCCGCAATCATTTGTTGTTGGTAGGGCGAGCCTGTAAGGAACCCACCGGCAGCCGTTTGTCCGACCTGTCCCAAGGATTGCAGATAGGCTTGTTGGGCTTGACCTAGTAATTGTTGCCCCGCACCAGCCGCCGCCTCTTGTTGGGATAACGCCTGTTGGGTTTGGGTGGACGGGGAAACGTACATCTGCCCCTGATACATTTGCGGCTGCGCCCCGAAGAACAGTTGTTCTGCCCTCTGCAAACCTTTGGTGAGGTAAGGAACAAGAGCAGGGTCAATTTTTGAGCCAGCCGCTACTCCTGTCTGCGGGAGGATAGCGGGCAAAGCACCCATGCCGGGTGCGGTATCTGGAACTACGTTGCCGAAAGCGTCAACTGCCATAGTGTCACCTATTATAAAGATTATCCAACCAAAATGTAAGCATAAGTCTTGTCTGCCGTAGAGTTGGCATAGTGGCTTATGGTTGCCTGTCCCTGCTGTTGGGAAGAAACGTAAATGTTTGAGTACGCCGCCGGAGCAATGTAGTTCACGGTAACGATTACAGACGGTGTTGACGGTCTTGTTGGGCTTGTCTGCGCCGCTAGATGCTCGATTCCACAGTCCGTGTCGGTTGACGACCAAGCAATCTGAATATAATCGTCTGCCTGTAACTCTAGGAAAAAGTTAAGCGCCGCAATCAGGTGTCCGTCTGTACCGCCGTGGCTCTCTGGGACTGAGAACTTGCTGTTACTTCCCGCAATGTTGGAAGCAGCCCCGCTTCCGCTACCCTTCTTAAACCACACATCTACGTCTTGAATCTGCACATCCGCGTTGGCAAATTGGATGCTAAATTGAATGTTATAAATCCCGTAGTTACGCACACGGAACTTGTTGGTGTTCTCTAAAACCACCCCGTTGCTGTAATCAGTCGTATCACAACTGATGATGTATTCGTTCGAGGTCGTTGTTGCGTTCTGGTCTGTCGTGTCCTGAAACGCACCGTAAGGGGCAGAGTCCGCTTCTGCCGCGTTTGAGAACGGAATCAGGACAATTTTTGTATCTACGGAAATGCGCTCGTCTACCAAGGTAGTCGTGGTCGCGTTGCCCGTGTTTAGCGTAATCGTCCCCGTGTTATTGGACTTGCCGTTCATCAGGTTGTTGACCACCTCGGAGATGTCCCGTGGTGTTCCACCCTGATAAGGCAGAACCCTAAACATTGTCATCTGGTTCCAGCCTCTTGCATCTCTACATCAACGCCGATAGCCGTTGTCCAGTTGTTCCCAGAAGGCTGGAGTTGGACTCGGTGGTAACGTCCGTAAGAACGTACGCCTATGCGGTTTTCTGTGCTTGCAGCCGTAACCGCTGGGAAAACAACCGCCTCATCCAAGGTCTTGCGCGATGCAACAGAAGCACTACCAGAGCCGTTGTCCACAATGGGTTTAATCATCGTAATCATCGACTGACGGCCATTTGTTTCAATGTCGGCGGTCTCTATCGTTGCGGTCTTTGGAGTCCCCGTAAACGTAATCAATCTTGAACCCTTGACCCCTAAGAGCAGGAGTTTGCCGCCTAGCCATGTCCGACTGTCTAGCGAGATGGTTATAGCGTCTAAGCTAGCGCTAAAGTTATCCAAATCTTCTAGGGTCAGAGATGGTGTGGTGACAGGCGCTACACGCCCAGCCGTTGAGTCCGCGTATGACCACCGACCTGTTGGGATATGAAAGACCATCGCTCGGTAATCCATATCAATCGACGGATAACCCCAGATAATCAGGTTATTGATTGGGTCAACGGCCACACTCATGGTGCTTAGTACGTCTTCCCGCAGGGTGTTAAAGAAGTACCGATTGACCTTCTCTGCCCCGATGTTCTTTACATTTGTACCGTCACAGGCGTAAAACCCGTCATCAGACAAGAAGTAAGTAATCCCTTGCCATTGGATGACCGAGTTCGGCTCGTAGCATCCACGGTTTCTAGCAATGTTGTCGAACTGGAATATCAGCGGGGTTCCAACGTAGGACATCCGCACGATACTGCGCTCAAGCAAAACTAGCCCAAACTCGCCACCCGTCACCCCTTGGACAGAACCTCCGTCAGGAATGTCTTGGAAGTCGGCCTGGGTTGTGGCAGAAGTCGTCCACGTTTTCTCGTTGTTTATACCCGACCATTGCACACGGCTTCTATTGCTGGTCTGAAAGCCAGACACCACAAAGTCCCGCACCACGGTCACAAACTTTGCCTTTGGAGCATCTGCCGCCAAGTCTGCAAAGGTTGTCCCACTAAAGATGTCAATGTACTGCATCGTGTTGGACTCGTTAGCCGCAATCAACGATGTCCCAAACTGCGTGAACTTCCACCCCGTCGTCCCAGAATAGGTCGTGGCCGAGATGTCGTCGAACGCAAAGGTAGAGGTGTTTAACTTAAATAGGCGTGTCGTACCGGCCGCATAAATAGTGACGTTTCCCGCGGAGTTTTTTGCCGCCACAGCGTTAGTCAGGTCTTGCGGTGCTGGGTCTGAGTAATCCACCTCTTGCGGGAACGCCCCATAGCCGACAGCCTTTGGAAAGCAATTCTTGGCCGTGGTCAAAGCCCCAATCACCCCTGGTTGGTCAGGAAGCCACTCGCCAAACGTTATCCGATTTGTACCCATGTATTGCTTCCAGAAGATTGTTGTGTCCACGTGTTGCTTTGCACAGAGATGTTTGACCATGTATTTGGTTGGTCAGCTACGAGAACCCACTCGTCACCCATCTTGTATGCGTTGCACACGACTTCGGCATCACTAGAGATAACCGCCGCCACTTCCACAATATAGCCAGCCAGGGCCGTAACTGAGCCTTGGGCGAGGATAAGCCCCTCTCCGCTAAACGTCGGGGAAAGAGACCCGGACATCAAGCCCTGCGCCGTAATCGCACCATCAACAACACGGATACGCAGCGCATCACCGGCAACCGTTGCCGCAGAAGTGATGACTCCCTCTACGTGTTGTATTCTTGCAACAGAAGCCGTTACCGTTCCTGCTGATGTAATCGCGCCTTGAGTGGAGGTGCTGTTAGAAGCCCCTGCCGTGACTGTTGCGACAGAGTTTACTTCACCGTTTCCGTAGTGAACGCAGGTTGTGTTTAGCGTCCAGATAGCGTCGTCAAGCGAGAACGCTAGTGTGTCTAGGTTTCCCCCGAATAAATCTAGTTGTTCGAGGGTAAACGGGCCGCAAACATCCATTTTAGTCGAGCGTTACAGTCAAATTGCCGCTAGAAATCTTGAGAATGTCGCCGTTATCAATGCTTTTTGAGGTTGTAAGCGGTGTGTGCATGAGCAAGTTTCCGCTTGTCAGAGCGTCTAATAGCCCTAAGTGCGTAATCGTGCCCCAAGCACCAGTTGCCTGTGGGAAGGTTACGTCAGCAGAGGAAGTAACGATTCCACCAGAAGCCGTGGTAACGGATAGGGTCTGCCTTGCGTAGGCGCTGCCAGTACACTCGGTTCCCGAACCTGCGTCCGTTGGGTCGCTAGTAAAGAGTCCCACGTACACCGTAGTCGGTGAGGTGTAAGACGTATTGCGTAGAACGTGGTCAAGAACCTTGTTCTCTAAATAGTTGCTAAATTCTGCCATTTTATTACCTCGTTGTAACAGT